CTTCTAATACTAATTTCTCACTCATAATACATCCTCCATTTCAAGCATTCGTCCAGAGTCTTTATTGTATAACAACGAAGCACAATGGGGTGAAGTTAATCCTGAAAATCTATTTTTTAAAATGGAAACCCTGGTAGTGTTGCGTTCAATAGGGTCTTCAGCTTGAGCATTACGAACCAATCCAATAACAATGTCACTAAGTTGGGCGATAGAAGCAGAACCACGCAACTGAGACAATGATGTCGCAGCCCCTTCCTCATGTCCCTTACTATCTGGCCTCTTCAGATGTGACACAGCAATAAGACACACTCCAGTTTCTTGAACTAACATACGCAACTTCGTCATTAACTCATCAATAGCCTTGCGCTCATCACCGTTAGATTGTGCAGAAATAATCATTGAAATATGGTCTAAAAAGATATACTTGCAATCTGCTGCTTTAGCGAAGTATCGAATACGATTCATCACGTTGTCAATATCCGTAGAACCAAAGTTATCCCATAAATACAATCTATCTGTACCCATCGTAGCATCAAAGGACTGCTTGAGTTCTTCATTACTTACTAAAGTGTCAGGTAAATGTAAAGGTTTGTTCAAGTGTAAAGACATAATACTTCTCGCTGTCTTACGTACAGATTCTTCCATAAACATTAAGCCAATGTTAGAGTCTGTAGTCTGTATCAAGTGCCAGAGAATCTCACGCAAGAATTGAGACTTACCTAGTCCTGAACCTGCACAGACTGTGATAAGCTCTGCTGGACGGATTCCATAGGTAAGCTCGTTGACTCCTGCCCAAGGATAGAGGGCTGACGATTTCTCCACAGGTCTATTAACTTCTTCCCATAACGAAGAACCTGCGATAATTCCATCCGGTGTCCATTGCTCTGCTGCCCACCATTGCTTAACATAATCAGCTCCTTTACCTACTGCAAGATAATCACAAGCATCTTTAAAACCTGCTACGTGCTTCACAATCTTACACTTGCTACCTAGAATCTCTGCTACTTCATTCGCTGCCTTCTGTCCAGGCTCATCAGCATCAAAGCAGATATAGATATTCTCAAAGGAAGATAACCACTCATAAGAGGCTTTAACGTCCTTTAGAGCTGCTTGTGCTCCGTTACGTACTGAGACATTAGCGTACTTGCTACCACTCATCTGGAACCCTGCTAGGGCATCTAGCTCACCTTCATGGATAGTGACAGTCTTACCGCCTTTAGGAAATAACTGCTGACCGAATAAAGTCGTATGTTTCCACTCTCCAGAGATACCAAAAGTCTTATGCTCAACATTACGATTCTTGGTAGCTACAATAATACCTTCTGCATCTGCGTAGGGATAGAACTGTGAAGTCCCATCTTGAGTTACTCCGTAATATTGGCAAGTATCTCGTGTGATGCCTCTGTCGCTAATCGACATAATACTGCCTTTAACTTCTAACATATTCTTCTTCCTTGTAGGTGCAACATAACTTTCTGTTCCATCGCCTTTAATGTGATTACCACACACATGACAATATTCGTGATGGTCATCATACAATGAATTCCCATCGGAGCTACCGCATTTAAGACATGGAATGTGCTTAAGGAAATTAGACACTTAAATAATCTCCCCATTGTTGTGCTATCGCATCAGCGATTCCTTGGTAAGTAGTGCTGCGTAGTTTCCATCTATCAGGGCTAGGAGGCATTTTGTGCACTTTAGCTTCTCTGCCTTCAACAATATTAGTAGGAACAAGTTTAGGTAAGTTTTTAAGCCATAGACAAGTTGCTTTAGTTTCTCCATGCCCGAACTGCCAAGGCTGTATTATCTGGTCAGGTTTTCTAATTTTACTAGAAATCACGCTAATAGGATTTTCTAAAGCAATATGTTTAATATTTGCATCAAGTAGTTTACGAACAAAATCTAAAGCCTCTGCCTGTTCTACCACCTTGTCTTTAAACCATCTTGAACCAGAAACTGCTAAGTGCGTGCAAGGTGGGTGAGCAACCATCAAAGAAAAACCATTATCAATAATATCAAATACATCTCCTTGATAATGAGGCCCAGGGACATCAGTAGGAAGTAAGTCGCATGAAATAGCATCAAAGCCTCTTTTAATAAAAGCATCTCTAACTCTACCACTATATTCACACGCTACAAGTATTTTAATTTTAGACATAATTTTCTCTATTTAGTACTACATACTACTTAGTTAATTTAGTTTTTAAAAACAATATTAATATTATTTACTATTTAGTACTACATACTACTTAGTATTCATCTAGATTATCATAATCATTATCTAGATATAAATCTAAATCATCTACATCATTACTACTTAGTAAATCAATTCTATCTTTATAATTAATATCTGTTTTTACTGTTTTTAAACATTTTAAACACATATCTAGATAATCATTAGTATTAACTGACTTAATCGTACTTTCGTATGGAGTTAATAACACATTGCAGCAATAGCATCTCATCTGGTGTCTCCGTTGCCTTTTATAGGCGATTTAAGGTGCTTTTTAGCTGTTTTCTTAGTCATTTGATACCTATCCTTCATCTTCATCTTGAAAGCCTCCTAGAGCTTCTCCTGAAATGTTATCACAATCCCAAACTACGTGCTCGCAGTCCATTTCTTCAGGTGCGTAAGTGCTTGCACGATTATCTTCAGGCATTATCTTGGTTAAGGAAAGAGTCTCGTGAATCAGATTGTGTGTTATAATATACTTCATAATAGTTTCTAAATTCCTTAGCTAGTTTACGCCATGTAGGGAGGTTAGTTTCTCCTACTTCACCTTCATATAATGCTGGAGCAATTCCACCACGATTTAATAATGCTGTCAATTCTGCATCAGTCATAATAATGTTCTCTTAATATACCTCTGTTAATAAAAATCTTTCTTAACTTCATTAAAGCTCTTTTCTCAATCTCCCATACTGCCTGGTGCGTAACACCTATTTCTTCTGCTATTTCTTGGTAAGTATAAATCTTAGTCATCTTAAATACAATCTCTATCATACCCTAAAGCCATTAAACGCTTGCGAACCTTCATCAAGGCTTTTCTCTCTATGTAAATTACCATCACGTGCGAGATGCCTAATGCTTTTCCTATTTCTTGATATGTCATTTTATTCTCCCATCCCTTTACAGTAACGAAGCAAACTAATCACGGTATCAATGCACGATGTAACCGCAAAGATAATTAAAAGCATTTCTTCCTTGTCCATTATACATTCCTATGGTATGCGTCATGCGGATGCGTAAGCATACTTTTCACTAACTCATCAACAGATGAGAACCATTGTATCACCTTTAAGCCATCTTGCTGATAAATAGTAAAGCTCATTTTTCTTGTGCCTTTCTTTCCATTTCTTCATACTCAGTCCAATGCAAAACATCAGAAGCTGTAGGATATTTTTCCCATACATCAGCACCTACTAAAGCATCTACTTCAATCCATTCCCATACCAGTTTAGGTATCCTTGCGTAATATGTAGTGTTTGCGCTCATTTCTTTTATAACCTTTTAAAATAGTGCATCCTCAAATATAAACTTAGGAGCCTTGCGAAGCTCGATTGTCCATGCGTTAGTACCTACATAGGCGAGGGCCTCAGCTTTAGTATAGAACCAACGCAGCACAAAACCATCCTCATCACTAACCCAGTATTTGCTCAACATATCAAGCTCCGCAATAGTAGTCTTTTTTCATGTCTTCCTCAATGGCTTTATCTAGCATATCGCCATCAAGCCATTCAAAAGATGACATATTACCATTACATAGCACAACTGCGGGAGCCATAGCGTCATGAGGTGCGTGGCAGGCACTATTTCGTAGATGACGATACATCTCAGCGTGTTTAAAGTTTTCTTTATTATCCATCATATAGGACAATAACGATGCTCTGTTATCTTCTTGGACTTCTAGGGCATCGCATAGCTGGTTAATGAGGTTAGCTGTCACGACGTAGTCATCATTCAATGCGTAGGCACGTGCCTTGCGTATGAGGTTTTCAGTAATCATTATACTTGCTCCGATTGTTTAAACATATTTAATATATCAAGGATAACTACACCTTCGCCCCTTACTTTCATTTGCTTAACAATATCTGCGAGGTCGAAGTGATATTCTGCCTCTTCCCATGCGTAACGAGCTTCCTCGCTGCTCATCTCTTGTAAGTTATTCATATTGGGTTAGCCTCATAGTAGCGTTGTGCAAGAAATAAAGCTGTATTGTACCAGTAAGCATGTACACGCTGGACAATATCTACAGGTGCGTGCGAGGGTGTAGGATAGTCTGATTCATCGTAACCGCACTCTGCTAGACCTTCACCCCAGTGCGTAGCAGGGTTACAGGTGCTCATCATTAGGTTTTGAGTATATAAAGCTATTTCATTCTCTAACATCTCAATGTCGGTGTATTCTTCTTCCTCAGGTACATAATAATTTCTATTTCCGTATAAGCTCATTTTAAAGACCTCCTATAAACTTAACTAAGAAAACAATACTAATACCAATAAAAAATATAGTAAACATGCTAAGGGCTATTACAGCAAAATATTGCATTAAAAACTTGTAACATTCCCAAAACTCTTTCCAATTCTCAAACATTTTAAACACCCTCCAAGGATTCTAAGTTAATCACAAGGTGTAAGCCCTTGACTTCTATTGTGCAACCGTTACAGGCGTAATTAGCTCCATCTGCTGCAACATGCGTAAGACGATTCTCTGGGAAATTCTCATCAAGCCATTCGATGAGCAAATCTCTAGTATTAAATATAACTTCATGCTTCATCTTTAACCCCTTGTTTGTTTGTACAGTAACACGCTACAGCAAGTATAAGCAAGAACAAAGCCCATAAGGGATACTCACCAGCCAACCAGATAGCACCTAAGAACAATCCTAGCATACATTCGAAGACACCTAATTGAATAATCAATGGTAAACATACTAAGAACAATAAAGACAATAAGATACCGCCTGCGATTCCAATCATGGTAAAACCTCCAATAATTCATAATCTAAAATACTCTCCCCAGTCTCTAAGGCTTGCTCTACAATGTCATAAACAAAGTCAGCAGCACATATAGAATCATCTTTTAATTCTATCTCTAGGGTTATCTTGAAAGTTTTCATATTAAGCCCCTTCAATAAGTTGTAATCTTCTACCTTTATGAGATGTAAATCTTTTTAGCATCTCACAAGCCTTATCATGCGTCATTGCATACCTAGTCATAAATACGCTATCGCCTGTTTTTTCGTTAATTGCTACAATGTGGTAAGTTTTCATGTTAAGCCTCAGGATGTTTAGAATTGAATAAGTTTCTGCCTAGGTTTATCAACGATAACCCTTGTTCTTCAGTCATGCCCCGATGCTCTGCAAACAATGAAGGGCTGAGATAGTTATTTTTAAATTCTAGGTATTGCTCTATAAGATAGTTTCTTGAGTTCATTGTATTAAGCCTCATGTTTTGTAAATTCTAAACCACGAATAAAAGACTGCATATCATTATATAGCTCACGCTTAGTGCGTGTTCCCTGTCCTACTGGAGTGCTAACGCCTCCGCCTGTGTTGCTCATACGGTGTAAGTTAACACCGCCATAAGCATAGTAAATGTGGAAATTACCTACATTAGCACAGTATTTACCATCTACACGGCTTGAGGATTCTAAGGGGCTGTTAGTTAGCTTGTTGATGTAATCAACCAATGATTCGAGTTGTTTTTCTGTGATTCTTTGCATGATGTTTAATCCTTTAATTTAGTTTATGTTTAATGCTTAGCTACTAATTTATTCTTATTTCAAGCTATTGTATATAGGGACTTACCCCTATTGACATTACAAATAATGTATGTTAGTTAGGTGCCATACAGTAAGACACACAGCGAAAACTACTAAGGTAATGATAAGGGCTTTAAAGTTTGACATGATGTTTATTCCTTTGTTTGTGTGGGTAACTACAATTTAGTACTAATTGTAAGTAAAATCTATAGGTGTTTATACCTAGTTGCAAACAAACAACAATGCCAATTTATAGGGGACAACATCGAGACAGTAAAGCAGATAGCGATAGAACGGATAGACATACTAAAGGGATAGACAATAACAGACAGAGAAGGGCATAAGAGAGCTACTTAGTCTATATAACTGAATAGCATATTGAATAGGATTGTCTACTCAGTAATGGTATAAGACTAAGACGCACTAAGCAGGTGCAAGTCCTTGATTAGTAATGATGGGTAATAAACTGCCTAATAAACAGGCACTACTTAGCCCTGCACAAAGCTGCACAGAACATGACATTACAACGTAAAGACCTGAGCAGACCTCCAACGTAGCTGGGTAGAGCTGGGTAGTTCCCTAGGTAGAATCTAGGTAGGGTGGGGGTAAAAAAGAATTATTAGATAATATATATAACGCTACATTTAACGCTGGCATAACTTTTAAAACAAGGGGTAGGGTCGGACCAAGGTAGAAACTAGGTCGTGCTCTCCAGGACGGAGTAGACATAAAGAAAGAAAGTTAAGACATAGAACTAATAAGTGCTCTTTAGCCCTATGTAGACTACATTGTGCTCTATTGCTCTATGTAGTTAATAGTTTTTATTACTATATTAAATACTTACTATATTCTTACTAAAAAGTAGACTACATTGTTGTCTATATAGTATTATACACTAATTTCTTTATTTGTCAAGAACTATTTAGGGCATGTCGTATAAAATAGTGCTTGACATTTAAATAATTATATGTTACAATGAGGTATAGAGTAAAGGAATATTATGGCACGTAGAAAGAAACGAGAACTAAAAGCTGAAGGTAAATGGTGGTCAGAGAGTCAAAAGCTCGAAGCTGCGACTACATTCCTTGCATTGGGTAACGGTGCTCAAACTGCTGCTGTCTTAGATATTCCGTTAGCTACGTTTAACCGTTGGAGATATACCGACTGGTTTAAGAAGATTGTTGATGACTTAAAAGCTGAAGACAATCTTAAACTCAATGCTAGATTAACTAAGTTGGTCTCTAAGGCTTTGGATGTCACAGAAGATAGACTTGACAAAGGTAACTATCAATATGACCCTAAGACGTCTGAACTGATTCGTGTCCCTGTGTCGATGAAAGATGCAGCTAAGGTTGCTAACGATATGTTAGAGCGTAAAGACTTGATTGAGTCTAAACCACAACAAGAACAGATTGAAAAGACTGTCGATGCCAGATTAGCTGCTTTAGCTGAACAATTTAAACAGTTCGCTAAGCCTAAAGAGAAAGACATTACTCCTAAACCATTGGTTATCGAGAACGAATAAATAAAAGACCGTCTCGCAAGAGCTTTCAATTCGTCGCAGGTGCGAATGGTCAAACACCTGTTCCACTCCTCTGAAAGGGATAAAATGAAACAATGTAACACATGTAATACTTTTTTTGAACTTGACCAATATAGAGTTCGTAAATTAAACAATAAAGAATACATCGGACACAAGTGTAAAAACTGTGAACGTAAAGAACAAAAAGAAAAAACTAGTAATAGCTGGGATAGATATTTTATAAGATTACTTTCTAAAAGAGAAAGACACTTAACACTTACTGTTGAAGAATGTGTTATAATACTTAAAAAACAAAACTACGTATGTGCTATTACAGGAGTTCCTTTAACAAAACTACATGGTTCAGGAGTTGTTAATACAAATGCTTCTTTAGATAGAATCATAGCAGGTGGTCCTTACGAAGCTTGGAATGTACGAATTGTATGTAGCCTAGTTAATAAAATGAGATTAGACAGCTCTGATGCAGAGTTAAAATGGTGGTGCAGAAAGATAATAGATGGAATTAACCTCTGAGGTAATTGAAGGATTCAGCAATGCTTGTTTAGTTAAGAATTTTGATTCTGCTACACAAACTCCTGACTTCCACCGAGAACTATGGTCTTTATGCTGTACTAAAGATAAATTCGTTGCGATTAGCGCACCACGAGGCCATGGCAAAAGTACTGCTGTTACTTATACTTATTGTCTCGCTGAGGTGTTGTTTCGCAGGTCTAGATATGTCTTGATTGTCTCAGACAGCTTTAGTCAAGCTGGTTTGTTCTTAGGTGATATCATTAAAGAACTTAGGGACAATGACGATATACATGGTCTATTTGGCAACATTGAGTTGACAAAACAAACAGAAGATGATATAATAGGTAAATTCGAAGACGGACACACATTCCGTATTCAGGCTAAAGGCTCTGAACAAAAGCTTCGTGGTTTAAAGTGGTTGAACAAACGTCCAGACTTAGTTATCTGTGACGATATGGAATCTGATGAACAGGTTCTCAATAAGGATAGACGAGAGAAGTTAAGACGTTGGTTTTACTCTGCTCTTATCCCTGCCCTGTCAGTTACAGGAAAGATTCGCATAGTCGGTACTATTTTGCACTTAGACTCCCTTCTTGAAAGGTTGATGCCTGAGTCTCAACTAGCATCCCTAGGCACTAAAGCTTTAAAGAACTTAATTACTGAAGATTTAAGACAGTATACAAATTACAAGACTTCTTGGTTATCCATTAAGTATCGTGCTCATACAGATGACTTTAGTAAGATTCTGTGGCCTGATAGATGGAACAAGAAAGCCTTAGAAGAGCGTAAAGCGCAATACGTCGCACAAGGATTAGCTGACGTATATTCTCAAGAGATGTTAAACGTTCCTCTTGATGATGCTAACGGATTCTTTAAGAAGAGTGACTTTGCTCCGCTTAAGGAAGAAGATAGATTAAAGAATTTGAATTACTATATTGCTTGTGACTTAGCTATTAGTCAACGACAACATAGTGATTACAGTGTTTTTGCTGTGGCGGGAATGGATGAGAACCAACATCTCCAGTGTGTAAACATCGTTCGTGACCGAATGGACGGGATGCAAATTGTTGAAACTATTCTCGCCCTCCAGCGAACGTACAACCCTGAGTTGTTTGGAATCGAAGCAGGTACTATCCAGAAGTCTATCGGACCGTACTTGAACGAAGCAATGATGAAGCAGGACACTTTTATTAACCTGGTGTTACTCAAGCCTTCAGGTGATAAGTTGAGTCGTGCAAGGTCAATGCAAGCTCGTATGAGAGCAGGAGCCGTTAAATTTGACAATTCTGCTGATTGGTATCAAACATTCGAAGATGAGTTACTGCGTTTTCCTAGAGACAGACATGATGACCAGGTTGATGCTTGGGCCTACATCGGTTTACTCTTAAATCAAATGCAAGTAGCTGCTACTCAAAGTGAAGTTGATGAAGAAGAATACAGGGTTGCCCTACACGATTTTGGATATGACCAAGCTGGTCGAAATGCTACCACAGGCTATTAAGAACACATGAAATTAAATACCGAGTTTAATCTAAAAGACGTTGTTGCCTCCCCTAATATCGCTGAGATGTTAGATGAAGGAGACCTCAACACAATTAGCTATAACGTCTACAAGGGATTCCAAGCTGACTTGGAGTCTCGTTCTGCTTGGGAAAAACGTACTGAAGATGCTATGAAGCTTGCTTTGCAAGTTGCAGAAGCTAAGTCATTCCCTTGGCCTGGAGCATCTAATGTCAAATTTCCACTTATCACTATTGCTGCTTTGCAGTTTCATGCTCGCAGTTATCCTGTACTTATCAATGGGGAAACCCCTGTCCAATGTCGCACATTCGGTGACGACCCAACAGGGGCTAAAGACGCACGTGCTCAGCGTGTAGCAAACTTCATGTCTTACCAGATTCTTGAAGAAGATACCAACTGGGAATCTGAGATGGATAGAGTTCTTATCTCTCAGCCTATTGTTGGCTGTGCTTTTAAGAAGTCTTACTTTGACCCTATCCTTAAACACAATGTTTCCGAGAACATCCTTGCTAAGGACTTTGTCGTAAACTATTGGACTAAGCATTTAGATACATCCCCACGTATTACTCAGATTCAGTACTTGTCTAGAAACGACATATACGAACGTGTAGCTCGTGGTTTATGGTGTGAAATGACTGATGTACGTCCTGCTGCTGTTCCTCAGTCAAACATGACTTTGGCTCAAAACAAAGCACAAGGGATGTCTGCTCCTGATTCAATCGATGACTCTACTCCATTTGAAATCTTAGAACAACACACCTTTATTGACTTAGACGGTGATGGCTATGCTGAGCCGTACATCATTTGGATGCGTCGGGATACTAAACAAGTTCTACGTATCGTAGCTCGTTATTTTGAAAACTCTATTGAAAGAGACGGTAAAGGAAATGTTCTTTCCATCAAAGCAGAAACATACTTCACTAAGTTCCCTTTCATTCCCTCACCTGATGGTGGCTTTTATGACCTCGGTTTCGGAAGCCTACTTGGACCACTTAATCAAAGTATTGATACCTTACTCAATCAGCTTATTGACACAGGCACGATGGCCAATACAGCAGGTGGTTTCTTGTCCCGTGGTATCAAGCTCCGAGGCGGTAACTACAACTTCGCACCCCTAGAGTGGAAACATGTCGATACAACTGGCGATGACCTCCGTAAAGGTATCATGCCTCTCCCAGTGCGTGAACCTTCTCAAGTTCTGTTTACTTTGCTCAGTATGCTTATTAATTACGGTGAGCGTATTGGTGGTTCTGTTGACATCTTGTCAGGTCAGAATCCAGGTCAGAATACTGCTGCTGAAACTACGAGGACGATGGCTGAACAGGGAATGAAGATTTTCTCTGGTATCTTCAAACGTACCTACCGTAGTCTTAAAGATGAGTTCCGTAAGTTGTATCGCTTAAATCAACTATACCTCCAAGGTGTAGAAGACTACAACAGCGATACAGGTGCTAACTTTATTGCTGCTGATGACTTCTTAGGTCCAGTATCTGATGTACGTCCTGCTGCAGACCCTAACATTGTTTCTGACACACAGCGTATTCAACAAGCCCAGGCAGTGCTTCAATTAGCAACTACCACGCCTGGTATGAATATGTATGAAGCTCAGAAAACATACCTCAAAGCAATGAAGGTTAATAACATTGAACAAGTGTTACCAGACCCTAAAGGCCCTAACGCTATTAAGCCAGGTCCTTCAGAGAAGATTCAAATTGAACAAATGAAGATGCAAGCTAAACAGGCTCAGATGCAAATCGACCTTAAGCTCAGCGTTGCTAAGTTGTTACAACAAGCTGAACTCCAACAAGCTAAGATTCACAAGTTGGAAGCAGACGCTATCCTTGCTGTTGAACAAGCAGGTGGCGTTAAGACAGGACACGATATTGCAATGCTAGATGCACAAATTGGTGCAGCTAGAGCTAAGCAAGAAGGAATTCAAGACAGTATCAAAACCGTAATGGCTTTGGAAAAACACATGTCTGATATGACAGCTCCTAAAGAGGGAGAAGCAGCACCAGAATAGGTTTAACAAGGAGGAAGTATGGCAATCGTAGTAACAGAGCAGGAATTTAATGAATGGAAAACTAGTCGTGTAACTCAAGCCTTTATGAAGGCAATACACAATGACAGAGAGTGGCTTAAAGAGATGTTGTTAGCAGGAACCGAAGATGATGCGAGTATCAGAGGACGAGCAGCAGCATGTACAGCAATTCTAGCTTTAGATTATAACGAGTTGATGAATTCAGTAACGGAGAAGAAGGATGTCTAATGCGACAGGTATCACCCCTATCTTTGACAGGGTTCTTATTCAGCCTTTAGTAGTAGAGAATAAGACAGCTAGTGGAATTATCGTATCTTCAGATGAAACCAGTGAACGTGAACAACTTGCAAACACTACAGGTGAGATTATTGCTTTAGGTGAAGAAGTTCCAGCAGACATTGTAACAATCGGTATGAAGGTAGCTTTCGCTAAATACGCTGGTTTGATGTACAAAGGTAAAGACGGCAAAGACTATCGCATGATTAATTATGCAGACCTCGTAGCCAAGTTAGACGACGATATGGGCTTAGTTGACCCACATCTATTAAAAGGGATTAAATAATGAGTGATGAACTACAACAAGAAGCACCACAGGAAGCTCCAGAAGCCTCTCAGGTTGAGTCCGAAGCAAGGGCGCAGGGTTGGGTAGCAGCAGAAGAGTTTCGTGGTTCTGAGAACGATTGGGTTGATGCTGAGACGTTTGTACGTCGTGGCAAAGAAATTATGCCTATCCTTCGTAAGAATAATGAGAAATTGCTTAAAGAATTAGGTGAAGCCAAAAAGATTGCTGAAGAAGCACGAGAAGCTGCTAAAGAGTTTCGTGAATACCAGAAGCAACAGTTTGAGCGAAAGACCAAAGACTTGGAAGGTCAATTAGAGCAACTAAAGCAAGCTAAGCGTGATGCAATCACTCAAGGCGATGGCGATAGAGCAATAGCGATTGACGATGCAATGGACGACTTGAAAGAGCAACGTCTAGAAGCTAAACAAGACTTAAAAGCTGCTGAAGAGAAAGCTAAAGAAGTTCCTCAAGTTACTGCTGACCCTACTCTTAATGAGTGGATGGACCGTAATGACTGGTTTGGAAAAGATACACGTTTGACTGGTATGGCAAATGGTTTAGGCGTTGAATTACGTCGTGAGAACCCAGCCTTACAAGGTAAAGCATTCTTGGACAAGCTAGATGAAGAACTTGCTAATATGATACCAGAGAAGTTTGGTAAGAAACGTGTGCAGAATCCAATGGAAGGTTCCTCTAATGGGACAGCTAGACCATCTGTAGGCGGTAGTAAGAAATCTTACAATAACTTACCTGCTGAAGCTAAAGCAGCATGTGACAAATTCGTTAAACAAGGTCTTATGACCAAAGAAGCTTATGTAGCAGAATATGATTGGACCTAAGGGAGAATAGAACATGACTGAAATTAAAAAAGAAGTAAAAGCTGCTGTAGAGTCTACTAAGGTAGAGCGTCCTCGTGAACGTAAAAAAGGCGTATTTAATGGGACTCAAGGCAAGTTGCAAGTAGGGAGACAGATTGATGGTTTCCACATGCACATTTTCAATGACACTCCTGGGCGCATCCAGAATGCTACTGAAAACGGTTATGAGTTTGTTCATCCAAGTGAGATAGATGGGGTTACAGAGAACGTTACTTCTCGTAATCTTGATTTAGGAGATAAGGTTAGATTCTTAGTAGGTGCTGGAGAGAAGGGCGAACCAATGTACGCTTATTTGATGAAAATCAAACAAGAGTGGTTTGACGAAGACCAAAAGCAATTACAAGAACGTAACGATAAAACCGATGCAGCTATTAGACAAGGTAAGACACCTGGTGTTGATTCCTCTGGTTTCTATAATGCTGGCATCAAATATTAAACTTTCTAATTAAGGAAAAATGATGGCAAATGTAAATGCCGTATCAGGATTGTCGCCAGTAGGCACAGTTACTGGTGCACCTTTTAACGAGCAAGGCGTTCTTTACGCTATTGCTAACACTGCTTCTTACACTTTCGCTATTGGCGATATCGTAAAATCTGCTGTTGGTAATGACGCAAATGGCGTAGCTCTTGTAACTAAAGCTGCTGCAACTGACGTACCTTTGGGCGTTATTGTATCTATCCGTGTTGCTAATCCAGGCGTAAGCTTGCAAGGCACAAACATTGACTTAGGTAAATTGTGGATTGGCGTTTCTGCTGGTTCATATACTTATGTTTATGTTGTAACAGACCCTAACGTTATTTACTCAGTACAAGCTAACGCTTCTGCTGATGCTAAAGTTGGTTCTACTGCTGTTCCAACGATTACTGCTGACCAAACTTCAACTTTGTCACAGTCTTCACCTTTCTCAGCTACTTATGTAACTGCTGATACTTCAGCCACTGCAGCTTCTATGTTCCAAGTTGTAGGTCTCTACCAAGAGCCTTTGAACGTTCCTGGTGCTTACAATAACGTGTTGGTTGTGTTTAATAAACACCAATACAAACAAGCCTTCGGTGCTTAATTAATAGGAGATATATAAAATGGCTGGTGTAATTACAACTGGTACTCATCCAAAGGCTCTATGGCCTGGTATTAAAGCATGGTGGGGTCAAACTTACGACGAACATCCTGAAGAGTACATCCACTTGTTCGACAAAGATACTTCACATCAAAACTACGAGGAAGACGTTCAGTTAACTGGATTCG